CCAGTTGTGTTATGAATAAATGTGCACTCGTTGGCACTGCTGGATATGTGCTTGAATTGGGAAAAATTAACCCATTAAGATCACTTGTTACTGAATAAGCAGCAGCAAAATACATAACTGTGCTTGTGGTCCCATTGCTGCTTATTTGATAAGTATTGTCTGTGCCAAATAAATTGACACCAACAAGCCCGAATGTACTAAGGGCATTGAAGGTCAACGCTGTGGAATTACCCGTCCAGTAAGCGCTGACCAATAGTGTTTGACCTGCATTGGCATTAAAAGTGATTGTATTACCATTAATTGTTGGTAGAAGCGTGCTTCCACCTTGTAAATCCATTCCGGTCAAAGGTGCTGCATTTGTGGTTGTAGTACTGTATAAGTGTGCGGAGTCTCGTGTAGCAAAGTCATTGAGATAAGGTTTACACAGAAAAACATCATATGAAACCCAAATAGCTCCCAAATTAACATTGGTTCCCTGAGCTCCTATTGTAGCTACAGTAGTACGACCTAAATCATAGGTCTTTAAATCAGCTCCTGTCGGAACTTCGGCATTCCTGATATAATTCAGGACTTGTGAACGAAGTGCAGGTGAACATTCTATAGCATGAAGAATGTTCTTAGATGGTTTGTCAAAATTGCTAAACTCAGTGATTAGCATAGATTGTTCATTTGCAAATTGAGGTTGAAGAACATTATAGTCCGTAGCAATTATGAGTTTACCCAACGCAGTATTGGTACCCGTAATTGCATCTCCAGAATTTGAGATGTACTCAAACACCAACCCTTCAAATTTATATTGTTGAAAATTAAGGGCTATTTGTGATAGCCAAGGGAAGGTGCCAGCCAAACCAGGATTTAGAGTAAATGAAGTCTGTGTAAACCCACCCGCCGTGGACGAAGTGAGAATATCACCCAAGTACTCTTTATTTTTAATTCTAATTGATGTGGTGCCGAACGCAGGAACGGGTTCAGCTGAAGGTTGCACGATGCTGTTCTCAGCAACTGTGTAGGAGCCCTGGCCTGAAATACCTTTATAAAGATACCCAAGACCACGGCCCAAAACCCCTCCCACGGCACCGCCAGCTGGCCCCAATAGGGACCCCAAGGCGGTGCCAGCCATTGCCCCCGTATCAGGGGCAGACCAAGACGGAGGCCTCGCGGAAGGCCTTGACATAGGGCGAGGGATCCGTACAACCGGCATAACA